CGCATGGAAAAGCATGCGCTTTTTATCGTCGTTTTTCAGTTCTGGGAAAACGCCCTCATAAGCCGTCATGGCTTTCTTCAAGGCTGCGTCGTACCAGCCAATGGCCGACTTGTCGGCGGTGTTGACATGGTAATCGACTTCCTTCGCAATGTCCTTGGCAATCTTTTCCATTGCCTCTTTGCTGAAGTCGCCCGGTTCGATCTGACCGTGCGCGGCGGCCCTGTTCTGCAATGCGAACAGCGCGTCCCCAACGGTTGCCTTGCCCCTGTCCCCTGTGGGTCGAATGTCTAAGGATTCAGTACCCTCCATGAGAGGGATGACCGTGCGGTCCTTTAATCCGGGAAGCAGCGCCTTGCGGACCTGTTCATGCTCCTGATCAGAAAGCCCGTAAGTATCCCTCAGTCGGTCCGGCGAGAGGCGGTAGCCTTCCGCTGCGACTGCTTTGGCATACGGTGCGACAATGTGATTGACAACCCGTCCGAATAGATCGGATGGTCGTGGGGCGCTGCTGAGATCCCCAGACTCTCCAGCTTCGCCTTCATTCTGGCCAAAGATGCCTTTGAGATAGCTTTGCGCATAGTTCAGATCCCCAGATGTGTTGACGTGGTGTATGTGCGGCAGGCCCGTCTTCTGCTGGATCCTCTTGGCCGAATCCGCAAAATTGTCAAACTCATCACCTTCGTCCCCGAAGTGCATAAACTTGACGCCGCGACCGTCGCTGGTCTGTGAGAAGTCTAACCCCTCTTGACGCGAGGCTTCATGGATGCGGTCAAGATCTTGCCTCGAAAGCTTTCTGTTGTGGCCCATGTAAACCGATGGAATGCCTTCGTTTTCCGGGTTTGGGTTGTGCATCCCCTTGACGGCTGCGTCCTGCATGAAGCCGAAGCCAAGCAGGTGTGAAAGCTTTTCTGCGGCATCCGGCGTCATGTCCGGGTGGCTGATATGGAAGGATGGCTCAATTTCTCCTTTCCATGTGCCAATAATTGGTTTCACGTTGAAATTGCGCAGACCGGTAAGCTCTTCGGTCAGATCGTTAAAACCCTTGCTCTTGAAGATTTTGCGCGTGGCCTCATGGATGTTGCTCATGCGCGGTTCGTTGAAAACCGGGTGCTGCACAGGCGGCGGCATTGGCTGATCTTCACCCTGCGGCGTTGCGTATGTCCACGGCTCAGCATCGCCCATGGTGCCGGCGCGGACAGGGTATCCGCCCATCTTGCCGGGTCGCGGGGATACCGTCACGGACGGCACGTTTTCCGCTGCAAACGAGCGGGCCATTGGGTTGGGGCGAGGCTGGGCAGGCAATTCGTCTTCGGGGGCGTCAACTTCGCCTCCTGATGCGCGGGCGACAAATCCCTTCTTCAAGATGCTTTCACGCATACGCGGCGTGATATCCAGCGCTTGAAGGTCGGTCTGGGTGTCGCCCTGATCGTAATCGTTTTGACTAACCGGGTGCTTGACGGTTGAAGTGGAGAACTTGGCTTCGGGGTCATGCTTTTTGGCAAGCGCCATCAAGCGCTTGGGTATGATGTAATCGTAAAACTTTTTCATGCCCTCGCCGCCGACCTGAAGATCAAGGCCGGAAAGGGAGCGCCAGTCGCGGCCCGGAGCGTAGGGCACCTTGTTCATATCGGTTATCGCGCCCATAAAATTGTTACGCAGCGCCTCATGCTCATCTAACATGCCAAGCATGTTGGCAAAAGTGTAAGAGTCCTCTTCCATTTTATTTTTTAACATTCTTCTCGCATCCTGAGCTTCTTCTTCAGAACTAAGAAAGTCAGGACGTGAACCGCGCCAGTTGTTTAGGTGCGTTTCAACCATTTTGTCTTTAAAATTTTCATACTCTTTTCTTGCGGCATCAACTTTAGCTTGGGACTCTTTGCGACCAACGCCTTCTCCGGAAGCAATTTTACTTGCTATTTCCTTACCAAGGAGTTCTTGCATTTTTTCTTCAGGGACGTCGTTTTCGGCGTAAGACCGATCTCCATTGTGATCAATTGCGTGGAGGTTGTACGTTCCGTCTTCGTTTTTTTCGTGGTGGATCGCCGCGATGTATTTGCTGAGCTTGTAGCGGTCGGCAACGGTTTGCCCCGGCGACCACGCAAGTTTGTCGTGGCCGCCCTTGGCGGCTTCCCACAAAGCGCGCTTCAGGCCCAGATCTACCCAGTCGTTGGTGCTTGTGACGTAGGGGGCACTAGAAACGCCATTAAGTTTCTTATTCATTGCCGCAAGTTCGGCGTCCTCTTCCGGTGTGCGTTCGTTGGAATACTTAAGGCGCTGGTACCTGTCTTCATCAATGGGTCCGTAAAATCCCCTTTCGCGACCCTGCTGAGCCCAGTCGCTCTGCTTTTCATCAAGGTGCAAAACCTTTTTGCCCTCAGTGTCCGTGCGATCCTTCATCAAAAGATGTGTCAGGATGTTTGGCTCACCTTCAAAGTGCGCGCCAACTCCGCCAAACAATATGTCGTCTCCGCCATGCTTGAGCAGAACTTCGCGATAGTTTTCGCCGCCCGGAAGCATGTAGCTTTCATGGTGAGGCCGCTTATATTTGTTAGAAAGCAGCCCGCGATTTTTTCTAAAAGCTTCACCCTTTTCTTCGTAATCGCGCTGTAGCTCACGAAACTCTTCGGTGGGATTGACGTACTGATTTACGCCGGTCTCCCTACCTTCTTGGATAGCCCTTGTCAGCCGGTCGCGCGCCGCGTAATAGGGCTGCGCGTATGTGGCGTTGAACGCATCCTCCTCTTCCTTGGGCGGCTCTTCGCGGAACGACTTTTCGACAATCGGGGTCCTGTTTTCATGAAAATGGGCAGCGACCTGTTGACGGGTGACTTGCGGCTGGCCTGCAAAAGCTTGATCGTAGCCGGACTCCTCAAACTCAGCCGGCTTGACGCCCTTGTTGGTCAGCATGCCGCGAAATTCAGCCGGTGACGCCTTCGCCTGCGGGAGGCTGGCTGCGGTGGCCGCTGCGTGGCTGTACAGGCCCAGATTGTCCGGTGCCGTGTAGTCGGTGGGCTGATCATCATCAACGCCGCCGCCAGCGGCATATTGGTGTTCAGGAAGTTCTGGTTGGCCTTCGTAGCCCAAGCTGCGCATGACGCGAGACGGCTTGGCCTCAGATGGAAAATACTTGTTTGGCTGTGGAATGATGTCTTCATCGTGCGCGCCCTCTGGAAACACATCGTTCCCGGATGCATCCCCAACCATGGCCCTTGCCGGAATATGGGTATAGCCAAGCTGCTTGGCGGCAAGTACGCGGTGATTGCCTTCGCCCACAATTGAAGTGCGAGAGTTCTTGCCGATGCTGACAAGCACCGGTTCGCGCAAGCCCTCTTCTTCAATCTCACGTCGAAGCTGCGCCATGCGCTCAGGAGTGTGGCGATATTCGTTGCCGCGACGTTCCATAAGCCAATCAATCGGGACGTATTCCATGACATGACGATAATTGGTGTTTTTAGGGCTAATTGGGACAAGGCGACGATCGCCTTCATGGCTCCCGACAATTGGGATCTTGCTGTTGTCGCCGTAGACCTCGCCACCAGCGGCATATTGGTGTTCAGGAAAGTGCCTCAGCCAAGGATCTTGCGATTTGAACTTTGCAAATGGGTCGTCGGACCTTTTTGGCGCGCTGCCGCCCATGGAGAACTGCTGTGGCTCAGGCATCTCCATGTCGCGCACAGGCTCACCCAAGTCAGGCAAAGGCACACTCGCAAAGTGGGGATCGACCATGGCCGCAATGCTCTTTGCGGTCATGATCGCCTTGCGGATGGCCTTTGGGTCCCTCATTCTTGCTCACCCTCACTGAACTTGCGCTCTGACGGCTTCGACAGAGGCTCAACAGCTTTAGCCTGCTCTGGATGCATCACAAGGTCACGGGCAAGCTGCAACATGGCAACGCGCTCACGGCTCTGGCGATCCAAATCGCGGTTCTGATCTTCTACCATGCGCTCTTGGTGACGAACACCAATTTCGCTGCGCTTGGTTTGGGCATTGATCAGATCCGCCTGCGCAGCGTTCAGGGCCGCTTGACCCATCTCTGGGGCGTCCTGCTTGGGCGCAAGGGCACCGGACTGGATCTTTGCCTTCGTCTCTTCCACCCGCGCCTGAGCTTCCATCATGCGCGCTTGGGCGGTCATCTCGTCGTTCTTCATCTTCGCCTGAGCCTGCATCAGTTCCGGCGGCGGCGATGCCTGAGCGCTTGGCGGTGCCATGAACTGCGACGGGTTCGACCAGCCGATGGCCTGCAAGGCGGCGGTGTCGATGGCGATAGGATCGTACATCGACGGGTTGGCCTGCTGAAGCTGCTTGAGCGCCGTAATCTTCATGATGCGCTGGCCATGCGATGCCGTGTTGGGATCGGCTTGAGGCGTCAGGTCGTAATCATCCAACGCCTTGAGAAACATCTGCTGGTCCCACTGCATGGTCGGCTTGAAATTACGCTGCCAGAAGCTTTCCGGGTTTTCGCGGAAGCAGTCGCACAGCAAGCGGAACTCTTCTGCTTGTGCTGCATGAAGGCGCTTGTGAACAGCGTTCATGACCTTGGTGGCCTGTTCGATCATGGCAATGGTCGTGCCCACAGGGGCGTCAGCGCGCCCCTCACCAACCTGCTGCTCAGACGTGCCGCCAATGCGCATGCCGGTCTGGGCCATGTCACTAACAAGTTGCATCAGAGCCTGCGACGGCGGCTGGTAGGGCAAGGGCATGACAGCTTGCGAAATTGGCATGCCGCCAGTCTTGATCAGTGCGCCGCCACCGGGCGGAACGCGGAAGATGTTGGTGTTCTGCCTTGCGCCCGTGTCAGCCATCAGGAAGCCGGGGAAGTTGGAATACATACCTGCATCCAGCAACTCACGCCATGCAGCCGTGATGGCGTTGGTGGTGTTGCCCAGAATGTGCAGCAGGCCAATGTCGTAAAAGCCAAGACCCGGCACGAACGTGTATTTGACAAAGTTGCGCTTGGCGACAGGCAACTCTTGAGTTTCTTCATTGTAGTTGCGGACAATCGACAAGATCTCCTTGGAGGAGACGTCAACGGTCACGCGGTACGGAATCTCAAGCCCAGACACCTTGCCCTTGTGCTTATGCTCAAAGCCCTTGATGTCCAGTTCGCAGTAGCATTCATAAATTTCGCGGTCACGGTCCAAGGGGTTGGTGGACTCAGTTGAAATGCCCTGCTGGTCACGCTCTTCACGCTGCAAGGGGTCAAGGCGGCGCATGCTGGGCGTACCCAGATCAACATCGCGGTAAACGCCAAGGATCTGCATGCGCTTCACAATTGACGGACGCATCATGATCCGGTGGGTGATGCGGCGCGCGTTAGACAAGTCGGTCGCGTCGTTGCTGACGATCAAATCGTCGGCATCCACGGTCTCCGAAACAGGCCGATTGCGCAGCGGGCAGTAGTAAACCTTCTTGAACGCCGTGCCGCCAAAGCCCAGCATAAGCAGCATGCGGTCGGTGTCGGGATAATATTCCGTCGCCGTCGAAGTCAGATAGTGATTGAGGTCGCGCTCAAGCGCGTTGGCCATCTGATCTTCCTGCAACGTCGCGTTGTTGTCGTCGTTGCGGATCTTGACGGGACCATCAGTCGGCAAAAGCTCAGAACGGGAGTTGGCCTGAAAGCGCAGCACAGCCTCCAGCAGCAGCGGGTGCCTAACGCGCGACATACCCTCAACCGGAGCGCCGTCAGTAGCCCCTGTAAGCCCCGGAATTTCAATCTTCAGGCCAAGAAGCTTGATCCCTTGGGCGCGCGTCTCAATCCAGTCTTTGCGGGACAGTAGATCGTCATCAATGCCGCGAAACAGGTCGCCTGAAATGCGGTTAAGCTCATCCTTGTCGATATCATCGACCAGATTGCCAAACCATTCGCCGCCAGCCTTGCCTTCAGCCGCCTCAAGGGGGTTTCCGTCCAAAGAAATGGTGATTGAGCCGTCGTCATGCTCAATAGAGATGACATTCCCGTCCTGATCAACTTCCGGGACGTCTCCACCTTCGTTAGCAAAGTCAATTTGCAACGGAGAAGTGTCAATCGCACCCGGCTCTTCAGGCGCAGGCTGGCGAATGTTCATTGGAGCGAGGCCCGGTTGCGTTGCCATCAGTCTTCCTCTGTTTCAGCGCCTCTAAGGCACTCCATCTCGTCGCAAAAGAGACGCAAACCCTCTTTGGCGGCAGAATTATCATCTTGGGCGGTCAATGTATAGGTCCGCTCATGGTCAAACGGCGCTTCACCCCAGACCTTCACCTCAAACTGCCTGTGGCCCAGATCATCGACCATGCAAGATGCGTTGACGCGACCGTTATACCTCATAAATCCTCCATTATGCCGGGTACAAAGGCTCACTTTGCTTGCCGGGATAGGTCTTCATGCTCTCAATCTCTTCAATGCGCTCCTGAGACCGCGTCAGAAGCCCAATATCACGCAAGTGGCGGATGCTCATAGACACGGTATCGACCAAATCGTCGTGCTTGCCCTTGGGAAACTGCCCAACTTGCGTGATTACCTGCTCAGCCCAGACCTTGTCGGGCGCAAACACCATGCCGTCAGCGAAAAGATGCTGCACAGAGTACAAACGCGACAGCTTATCCTGACTCTTCGGGTCAGAAAGCTGCACGGCAAAGCCCTCGCTGCCATAAAGACGCCGCAATTCCTGCGAAACGGAGATGCCGGCGGCCTTGTTCTCAACCAAAAGTTTATCTACTTTCAATGATTTACACGTTTTGGCTACTTTTTCAACCAAATCGTGGAACTCAAGGCGCTCCTGCCACGCATGCATCAGCATCAGGCGCGGCGCGGTCTCCGCA